GATTAAAAGGAGAGTTTGATTTGAATGAATTAATTAAAAGAATGATTGAAAAGTTTAGTTAGTGAATGATTTGATGAAATAATATATAATGAAATAGTTTGAAAATGTTATATTATTTTGTTTGAGTAGTTGGAAGTTAGAGGTTTTTTAATTATATTAAGGATATGAAGATATATAAAAAGAAAATTGTTAGTATGGTTGTTTTTGAGAATGGAGTGGAATTAGTAATTGGAGGTATGTTGGATGATGGGAGGATTGTTGGTTTTGAAGTAATGGAGGATGGTGTGGAAGTTATATTGGAATGGGGATGGGAAGGATGGAGTGTAATTTATGATAGTAATGGTGAAGTAGTAGAGTAAAAAAGTTTGGGGGAGGGTTGGTTCCCTCCTCCTTTATTCGTATCTTTAGGTATGGAAAAGAAAAAAGAATTAATAAAGTTACTTATGCAATTTCAAAACGATTTGAATGCATTTGATCAAGATGATGTTAACACTTGGAGCATTGAAGGTTTAAGCGAAGAGTTGGATGAGTTAATAACTCAAACAAGTGAGGAAATCGAAGACGAGGAAGAAGAAGATTAAAAAAAGTTTGGGGGAGGGTTGGAAACTCCCTCCCTTTTAATTATATTAAGGTATGGAAGAAACAATAAAGGTTATGAACAAACTAGAATACATCTCAGAATCAGACAGTATCATCGGTTGGTCAGATTCAACTATCGCACAGTCAGAATCTAATGACTGCGTTGTTAGAGCAATAGCAGCAGCCACAGGATCATGCTATGATGTAGCTCATAAATATGTTGCAGAGGTCTTCAATAGAAAGCCTAAGCAGGGCACCGTGCTTACATCCCGTAAGCTAAAAGAGCAGACAGAGATACTAGGTAAGAAGATAGTTGAGCTAGGAGAACCCTGTAAGACATTTCCTAACAATCCATATAGGTTGATCACTCGATATAAGAACTGGGGAGAGATAGTTGAGAGGCAGATGACCTTAAAGACCTTTGTTAAGCTGAACCCAATCGGTACATACATCTTGATAGTAGCAAGGCATGCCTTTGCTTTGAAGGATGGTAAGGTAGTTGGAGGCAATTGTAAAGATGCAAGAGAGCTAAAGAAGAGAGTACATTCAGCATTTATGTTAAAGTAATAGTTGCCTGCTAGCATCTAAGTTCGTACATTAAGGTATAATAGAAAGACAATATGAGCACAACATTTGGAGTACAGGTAGGAGACGAATTGATGCCAGTGGCACGCCGGAACGGTATAGGTGAAGGCAGGGTTGGTATCACCTTCACGAATCCCTTAGTAAGACTATTACCTTCAGACACTCCGGTAGTGCCGATGGATAATACTGCTCAAGGAGTTGAGACGATTGATGATCTATTCTACCTAGAGGCTCACGGAACGTTTAAAGATAGAAACTAACTTCAGAACTATGATAAGAAACATTATAAAAGAATCAATCATCGGAGGTTTATACCTCTTCGGAGCCTCTATTATAGGCCTTGTAATCGTTATAGCAATCTATAACATCTAAGATCTTTTTTCTTTTTCATATGGGAGGAGTCGGCTACGGTCGGCTCTTTCTGTGTCTACGGTTTGCTGAATGAGGTCTACGGTCGACTAGACTACTGCTACGGTTCACTGACATGACATAGTACGTACCTACTACCTACATACATGTACGTCAATACAAACGTACTTAATATCACTATAGTACTATCCTACGGTCTACCATCCTATACTTGCATGCATTTTTTTTAGCAAAATTACACTTATAAGGATATATATTTATATATAATATAAGAGTAGTAGACTTGCCCATATTTATATTAGACTATGAAAGATACTTTCGACTTCACATCCTACGTAAGATCCGGCCGTTTATATGAGGGAGGTTACAATGCACCCTTAAATCCTTTGTTAGTACAGGCTTTAGATAATTACTCTCACGACTATGTCACAATTGGTTCTTTAGAATGGGACCAAATGGTAGACACAATTCGAAAAGTAACGGATTTAACCGGTGATGATCTTACAGATTTTTTAGGAGGTGATTCCGGCGGAGCTACTCTTTGGGACTATGCAGAAGCACTAGACATCCGGATTAAGTATGAAGATGACTTTGAAGATGAGGAACCGCATCAGACCACGGATACATCTGCAGGCCCTAGAGGAATCGAAGAGATCGTCAAAGAGGTTCTAAGTAAGAGACTATCCGAGATTCAAATGGGATTTGAGTATAATCCTAAGTCAGTGACGGGTACGGGTAAGAAGAGAGGTCCGAAACCAATCGCCTTTCCGTACTATGAGTTAAAGGAAAAATTTCCCGAACACTTCCGTCTTCAGGCTAAAGATAAAGCTTATACAATGTTAGTATCTAGGGATGTCATTGAAGCTATTAGTCAATTAAAAGATGCCGGGCGTAATGCTAGATCTAGACAGTTAACTAAACTACAGGATGAATTAAGGAGTATTACCACTCAGACCCGCCGCGTTCTTATCAAAGGTACAGACGGTCAGAGGACTTTCCCGGTAATGGGTAAGGAGATGTATATCGTCAATTGGCCTATCATGGGACCTAACAAGACTAAAGAGTTCTTATGGTTAAACCCTACCCAGAAGGAGTTCCAAGAAGGTCTTAACAATTTCCAAATTGACGAAAATTACCTAGATTAACGGATTCTCAAATTTTTTTTCCGGAAAATTTTTGTAGTATAGTTGGATATATAAATATATCTTCGTATATTACGGTACAATAAAGGTTATGAGACGTAAACATATATCACTATTTGAATTAGCAGTACTTGAAGCTCAAGGGTATATAACTATATACTGTATGTTGAACCCAAGTACGGTACCTAACGTACCTGGTAAAATCCCTGAATACTATAATAACTTTCAGAATTTACTTTTAAAGTATCCTCGGATACCTTGTGATAGAATCTTGGATTTCATAGGGTGTGAGTATGCATCCGACATAGAGGTACGGTCTAAGGATGATAGCGGCGCAATCACTTGGATACTCTTGTATGCTAAAGATAAACTCAAGTTACAAGACAGAGAAAGAGCAGAACTTTCAGGCAAGTATGTCTACGTCTTGACCAATGAGGCATATCCTAACTTATGCAAGGTCGGTAAGGCGGTAAATCCGGAGACAAGGATCAACGGTATCAATTCGGCCGGTACTGTGTCCGAATGGGTCTTACGGTTTGCTCTCCCGGTCACTAATGACTATAAGGTTGAAAACCTGGTTCATAGACACCTTCAAGAGTTTCGTAGAGACTCCGATCAAGGTCATGCCCGGGAATTCTTTGAGGTTGACTTTGAGACTGCCGTCAAGGCAGTCGAATATTTTGGGAAAGATTTTTATGCCGGTGAATCAATTATTTATTAAAATCATGGAAAAGGAAGAGAAGTTTAACGGTCTGGAACGTCGTCACGTCCGGCAAATCATCCGTCGAATGATGATTCAAAAGGTCAAGCCGTCCGGAAAGGTCTATGATAGAAGAAAGTCTAAGAAGGATTTGCCTTGATACTCTTTAGTTCATATATTTATATATATGCCTGGAAGGCGACCAAATTTGCTACTGTGGTGGAATAGGTAGACACGCAGGACTTAAAATCCTGTGGGCAGTAATGCCCGTGCCGGTTCGATTCCGGCCAGTAGTACTAACTTATGAAAAAACTAATCTATATCGCCGTGATGGTCATTTTAGCAGCTTGCTCGAACGAGACCTCTACTACATCCACTGACACAGCTTGTGTTGATTCTACCTGCTGTGATTCATCTACAGTAGATTCTCTTCTTGTTGAAGATAGGAAATAATAAACCTATCTGATCTGATCTTGTAGCTTAGCCGGATAGAGCAACGGTTTTCTAAACCGTAGGTCACAGGTTCGAATCCTGTCAGGATCACCAAAGTAGTTCTTTGACGTATAAAAATTAATCGCGGATTGGTGTAATGGTAACACACTGGGCTCATAACCCAGAGTTGATAGTTCGAGTCTGTCGTCCGCTACTAAGTGTTGTTCCCTTGAGAAAGGAATGTTATAGAGTGGCTTTGACTGAGTGCCAACGACACTAAGGGGTTCTCTCCCTTAACTTACCCTTTCGTCTAACGGCAGGACAACTGGTTTTGGTCCAGTTAATGGTAGTTCGAATCTATCAGGGGTAACAGTTGCTCGGTTCGTCTATCGGTTAGGACACCAGGTTTTCATCCTGGTAAGAGGGGTTCGACTCCCCTACCGAGTACAAATTAGAAGTTCTTTGACTTAAAAAAAAAGAAACAAATTATGAATGAAATTATTTTAGCTTACGGTCTAGGAGTTGTCAGTGTTGGTGTTTTAATACTAATGAGGGTGGTTCTTAGGTCAGACAAAAAAGTTACCGAACTCGAACAGGTGATTGAGAATTCAATGCGTGACCATCAAACATCTATACAGGATGTCTATCGACAGATAGAAACTGTAGAGCGTGAGATCGCTTATCAGAATCAGGAATTAGATCGAAAGATCGACTCTCGGATTGATAAATTAGATTTTCGAATTACAGATCAATTAAATTACATTAAGAGCAAATCTGCTCAGGATTATTAATTAAATGTCTAACCCGTCGAGGGACTTCTAATTTACTATTGTAGACCTATCATTAACTTGGTAGGTCTTTTTTTTGTCTATTTATAAAATATGGCTACTTATCAAGTTAACGTCACTCAATCTAAAACACTATTTACCCCGGATACTCCTGCTGGTACTTCTACAGTATTCGCTGTTACTAATTCTCTAGCAGGAGCCTCTTACTTTAGCTTAGAGACTATCCCGAATAACCAAGGTTTTTATTTGGGATCAGTTCCAAGTATCTCCGGTTCTTTTACTTATAATGCAGGTATCTTGAATTTAGTTAATGATAATTATAAAATGTCAGCTGTAGTTGCTCCAGGTGGAGGTGTTATCACCTTTATACCCGCAGTACCTCTAACAGCTTCTACTCTCTGGATGAGGGGAATTTCTTAAGTTTTACTATTTATCACCGACTATGGCACCGACTAAAGGAAAATCAAAATCTACCTCTGTTATACTAAAGATTGTAAAGAAGCAGGTGAAAAGAAAAGGCATTCATGCTAAGACTAAAATGTCTAAGAATAGAGGATCTAAAAATTACGTAAAAGTTTCTCGAGGACAAGGTTAACTTGCATCCTTAAGTATTTTTAATTATCTTTACTGTTATGAATAGTAGATGGAGGATTATTGCAATCCAACCTGATAAGTGTATAGTAGGTGTATGGAGGTTATCGGATGATAAAAAATTCTTCCTCGGCGATGTAACACCCTACGGTCCTATAGGTAAATTTAGTGTTCACCAAGGGTCTATTCAAGTAGAATTGGGACTTAGTAGTGTTCACGGTATTAAAGAAATTCATCGAGCAACCCTTAAGTATTTAGAGGAGTTACCTTGAGTTCTTTTCTCTATTTCGACGCTATTTATATAAAAGCGCTTTTTAAAATGAACAAAGAATTTATTAGAATGCAGAAACTTGCCGGTCTTATGACTGAAGGCTTGTATACTTCTGACGAGAAGGCTCCTATGGAAGGAGTGTCAACTGGTAAGATGACTATGAAAGAGTTGAAAGCTAAGATCAAAGAAATGATGGCTCCAATGCCTGAAGATGATGATACTAGAATTGATTACAGTATGGGTAAGACTGGACCTAATCAAATGCCAAGACCGCCAAAATCTTTAAATATAGATATCGACGAAGATACTGCTGGAGAGATGGCTTATGCTGAAATGGGTAGTCTGGATGAAGATCACACTATGGATGCATATCAAATAGCTAGAGAGTTGGTTAGAAAGATGCCTTTTCCGGATGCTGTATTTGCAAGTAAAGATTTATTTCTTGCTACAATAGATGCATTGTATGGTGAATTATATAGTTATGCTGAAGATCAATTCGGGGATGCAGGTTCTGCTCCTGATGAAGATGGTAAGTATGATGACAGTAGAGATGTTTATGATGATCAATACCCTGATATGGCTGAAGGAGATCTTTTTGAAGCTAAAGAGGATGAAGAGTCTGATACTGAGGATGTGATTGTAGTAGAACCAGGTGAAGAGGAAGTTCCTGCTGAGGATGTAGCAGTTGATGTTGGAGATAGTGATACACAAGTCGATGTTAATATGGATGGTGTACCGGATGTTGATACAGGCTCTCCAGAATCTAAAAAAGCTTTTACAAGTGCAGTTGATGCTTATAATGACGCGAAAGCTTTAGGAGATCCTAAATATACTCAGATCCTCGCTAATGCTTTGACTTACTACAATAAGAATATTATTCTTAAAGCGGGTCGACCACAAGCTTAATTAAATTAAATATATTTGGAAAGGATGCCTTACGGTGTCCTTTTCCTATTTATAGTATATATGGATCCTAGATTAGTATTTGGATTATTTCAAGACCCTGGAGATAAATCACAGGAGAAAGTAAAAGAGATTATTGATTTCACAGATCATCCTTATGTTCTAATGGGAATGTTTACCCGGATTATCTTCAGAGGGGAGGTAGTTAACGATCAGATATTAAAATTTTTTTTAGAGATAAATAAGGATATCGATACAGAGAACTTGCAAATACTTAATAAAAGTATGATTTTTAGTAGAGCTTATTCGTATCTAAGTAAACTTGATCTTGAAAACTCATTCCATGTTGAGACTCTTTTAGATAAAGCGAGTGATCCATTTTTACAAGCTTGCGACCTATCGATCGACCACTTTACAGAGTCGGAAGAATATGAGAAATGTTCCTTGATTAAAAAATTTAAAGATTTTATAGAGTTTTCTCAAAATAAGTTGCCCTTGTAGTTTTCAGTTCGTATCATCTATATATGGGGTTTGAGACAAGGGGAAGAATTGAAAGGTATATAATAATATGAGATATAGAGATCAAGTGATTAACAAAGTAGAGGTACTAGAAAGTACTTTAAAGGTATTAAGACAAATTGTTCAAAGACAAGAACCGGTCAATAGATATCTAGAGATGGTCGATAAAGCGGAACGGGAGCTTGACCAAATTAAACAGTATGTTGAGATGGAGCCTACAACTTCTAATGAAGTAGGTGGCCTTTCCGGTAATAGGTAATTATATTAATAGTATGAATTTAACAGCAGAACAAATCCAATCTAATTGGGAGGAATTTTTGGGGTATATTGATACCTACATCTCTTCCCCACGTAAAGAAGATCTTCGTAAGTTTTACGAGGACCGGGTAGATAGGTTTATTCTAATGCCGGCAGCTCATACTACAAAATATCATAACTGCTTTCCGGGAGGTTATATCGAACATGTTAATCGTGTTATTAAAGCCTCTTTACATTTTGCAAAATTATGGGAGAAGTTTGGCTGTGATATGTCTACCTTCACAATCGAAGAATTAGTATTCTCTGCAATCAATCACGACTTAGGTAAGGTCGGTGATTCAACTCAAGATTTATATCTTCCAGGAAAAGACGAATGGAGAAAGAAAAACTTAGGTGAAATTTATTCTTATAATACAGACGTTGCTTTTATGACAGTCCCGGACCGATCGTTATTTCTATTACAAGAAGCAGGTATTAAGTATTCTTTAAATGAAATGCTAGCCATCAGGACTCATGACGGTCTATATGAAGAAGCTAACAAAGCATATTTAATCTCTAGAATGCCGGAGAGTAGATTTAGATCTGCAATTGCCTATATTCTACACCAAGCAGATTTTATGGCATCAGTTGTTGAACTAACAGTCAATCCAGTAGATCAGCCGAAATCAAAACAATTCGCAATCTCTAAGGAGGTAACTCAAAAAAATCCAACCACTCACCAACAAGCTGCGAAAAATAAAGCTTTATCAAACATTCAGAGTGACGGTTTAAAAAATGCAATGACAAACTTTTTCAACGACTAATGGAGATCTTAATCACCCTTCTCATCATCGCAGTTATTACTCTAGGATTCACAACCTATAATCTTCTCCGTAAAAACGAGAAGCAGGAAGACGTTCTCGCCGCCTACTTACTCTACATGGACAATCTATCTAAAATTATCGAACATAGTAGTGATCGTCTTAAAAAGATTGATTCCAAAGGCACATTTGAAAGTGATGATGAGATTGGTTGGTTTTTCGAACAAATTAAGGTTATTCAAGAACGATTAAATAACTTTAAACTAACCGATGGAGGAGAAGAAAAATAAGAATTATTTCACTCATGATACTGAGCTTGCTATAATCAAATACGTTAACACTGAAGATTATACAGAAAGAAATAAGATCTACCGAGAAGAGATTCACTACGCACTCTTTAAATTAACACAGAACCTAATACATACTTTTAAGTTTTACTACACCGAGGAGACTAATTTAGAAGATCTTCAGCATGAAGTAATCACCTTCCTACTAACTAAACTCGATCGCTTTAACCCTGCCTATGGAGCTAAAGCGTATTCATATTTTGGAACAGTAGCAAAAAGATACTTAATCGCTTCTAATCAGAAGAATTATAAAAAGAGACTTGAATTACTCTCCCTTGACAATTTAAATATTGAACAGGAGGATGGTGAGTTTGTTCACGGAGATGTTTTAGATACTAACGGTATCCAGACAGATTCAAAAGTATATCACCCGATAGATGAAGTTTCTGAGTTTCTAGATATCTATGTTAAGTACTGTACAGATAATATCTACGAACTATTCCCAAGAGATGAGGAAGCTCAAATTGCTGATGCTATTTTAGAACTCTTTAGGAAGAGAGAACATATTACAATCTTTAACAAGAAAGCTCTGTACATTTACATCAGAGAGATTATCGATGTTAAAACACCAAGAATCACTAAAGTAGCTAACGAATTAGGGGATCTATATAAGAAACAGTATGCATTCTATATAGAGAACGGTTACGCAGACTTCTAAACTGTACTACTTTCTATTTATAAAAAATAGATTACTTATGAGTTTAGATAAATTAATATTCAAAAATAAGAAATTCGCAGACCTTCTAGAAGAGATTTACGACAATCAGAAGAGGAAAGAAAAGCAGATTTCTACTCTTATCTCTGAACTACGTCCATTAATTGAAGATACTGGAGATGCAACTTTGATCGTACCACTTATTAAAGAGTACTTAGAGATCGGAGTTAAGAATGATGACCAGCTTGTAAAAGTTGCAACAATCATTCAACGTATATTCCAGAACCAAGATTCAGCTACTGATTCATTTGGTATTACAGATGAAGAGAGGGAGCAGTTGTTAAAAGAGATCAACAACATAAAAGAAGATAAATAATGGACTTTAAAGTTGCGATAGTTAAAGATATCGTCCTAGATGATACTAGTAAATATTTTACTAACGTAGGCGAGTACAACGGTATTGGATCAATATACTTTCAAATAGTTAAGGGTAATTATAAATCAAGAGGATTTGCAAAACCTTACTTCCCTAATATCTCAAACTATCCACTACTAGAGGAATTAGTATATATCTTCTCTCTTCCATCTCCAGACATACAAGAAAATAACTTTAAAGAAGTCTTTTATTATATTACACCGTTAAATATCTGGAATAGCAATCACCATAACGGTATCCCAAATATCTTTGAAAATAAAGATATACCAGAATCACAGCAAAGAGATTATAAACAAACAGAAGCAGGATCAGTACGGAGGGTTGAGGATCGCAGTAGTGATATTAAACTAGGTAATACATTTGAAGAAAGATCAAATATAAAACCTCTCCGAAAATTTGAAGGTGATTTTGTATTAGAAGGACGGTTAGGTAATTCGATTAGATTTGGTTCAACCATTATATTAAACAATAAACCATTAACCACCTGGTCGACAGGAAGTAGTGCAGGAGACCCTATCTTACTAATAAGAAACGGTCAAGGAGATAAAGGCAGTGTAGGGTATATTCCAACAATAGAAGATATTAATCTAGACCCTTCATCAATCTATTTAACATCAACTCAAAAAATACCAATCACTGTCGCAAGCAGTAATTATTTCTCCTATAAAGAAAACCCTCCTGCTGATCCGGATACGTATAACGGTAAGCAAGTTATAATCAACTCAGGGAGGTTAATCTTCAATACAACAGAGGATCACTTATTACTAACCTCAACAAAGAGTATTAGTCTGAGCTCTTTATCTAATATAAACATAGATGCATCTGAGGTTATAATGCAAACTAATAAAATATACCTAGGATCTAAGAATGCAAACGAACAACTAGTCTTAGGTAATACTGCTGTAGCACAGCTAGAAGAAATAGTAGATATACTTAAAACATTACTAAACGCTTGTAAACTCGCTGCAAATAGCGGAGGGCCCGTAGCATCACTAAAGGGTGTTGCTGATGCTTTGACAACAAGGTTAAATTCAATAAATCTAAAAGCAATGCTCTCCAACTCTAATTACACTGCATAATGACACCAGAAGAACTAGAAAAACAGAGAGAACAAGAAAGGCAGGATAAGAAAAAACTGCAGCAAAAGCTAGCTCTTCAAAAAATTGCAGCCGGTGCTATAGTTTCTATAGCTACTCAAACTACTGCTTTAGATAAACTAAATGAGAGTATTAATCCAAAAGTAGCAGCTCTCAAAGAGAAAGCAATCACTCAACTAATAAACTTAGCTGGGGACTTAGGAATTAAAGGATTAGAGACAGGGAATCCACAATTGCCTGATTTATGTCCTTCACAACCTATCCTAGACAAGGTAACGATCATAAGAGATGCTCTGCTTGGAGATTTAGAGACGACAGCTAAGTACATCAATTTAATAAATCAGTCATTGACAATTGTCAATAGTTTATTTAACGGTGCTATCAATACAGTAACTGCTATAAACTTAATAAAAACAACCGCTGCAATTGGTGTTAAAGCTGCTCCTGTAGTGCCTGGGTTTGTAACTGCCCTCTTAGCAGATCTAGATGATGTTAGAACCTTATTAACTTTTGACAAAGAAGGTAACCCTAAATTAGTTAAGTTAAAACAAACAGTAGATATTGGAACTAACTATATAGCTACTGCTGCTGGTACGTTAAATATTCTATTAGGCCTTCTACAGGTAATTGATAAAGTTTTAGAAAAATGCGGAAAGCAACTTCCAGCACCTAACGAAGACCTTAATAGTCTAGTATCAGTAATTAAAACAGCAGAAGCATCAAATATTAACGACACATACAAAGGATTTATTTTTGAAGTTGTAGATAAATACTTCAGCCCGACTCTAAATCAGAAGATAGGTCAAGCTAAAAACAAACAAGGGATCGTCCTACTTCAAACCAAACCTTCATTCACTCAAGACCCAAAAGTGTTAATTGAGGAATTAAAATTGATAATTGATAGAGATAATCTAAAAGCTGATTAAGAAATATTTATAAAAGATGGATACCAAATTATTTAAAAAACTCATCAAAGATGCTGTAAAAGAAGCTATTCAAGAAGAATTGAAAGAGATTCTATTGGAAGCAGTTCGTGCCCCTAAGACAATCGTTAAAGAGAGTTATGCCCCTCAAATTCAAACATTAACCAGTGTACCAGTTGCACCCTCTACTAATGCAAGAGAAAAGTATAGAGAGATACTAGGCGGTATGATGGAATCAAGAAACGGAAACATTTCAATGAACTCAAATGACGCTTTGGGTTTCGGAGCTCAACCTGGCTATAGACCACCAGCGAGCGCTAATACAGCCGGAGAAGGTTCTGCACTACCAGCAGGAGAAGTCAACCTCGACCAAATTATGGGACTTATAAGTAAAAAATAATGGCATTTGGAGCTAAAAGAATATACCCTATTGATTTAGCTGTAAGTAAAGCAGTTGGAGTGTCCCTACCTTTTAATGGGAATGCAGTTTTTAAGCCAACATACACAACTAAGGAAGCTATTAAAGCTAACCTTATTAATTTTTTACTAACTGGACAAGGAGAGAAAGTCTTTAACCCAGGTTTCGGAGCAGGTCTACGAAAATTTGTATTTCAGCAAATTTCAACTGAAGGAGTTTCTGAAATTGAAAATTATATATCCTCAGTCATAGCAAAGTATTTTCCCAATATTCAGGGAGTAGCTCAAATTCAAACCGTACCAGATCAAAATACAATTTTTATAACAATAACATATAGTATTTTAAATACAGGAATAAACGATACATTACAAATAAACTTAAATAATGGCTAAGAATAGAGATATAAAATACTTTAATAGAGACTTCGTAGGACTTAACGACCTGCTTACTAGTTTTTCTAAAACATACTTCCCAGACACCTACAATGATTTTTCACCATCATCCCCTGGAGTGATGTTTATGGAAATGTCCGCTTACGTAGGGGATGTTTTATCTTTTTATTTAGATAATCAAATACAAGAAACCTTCTTACAGTATGCAAAACAATCTTCAAGTTTATATAGTCTAGCATATATGTTAGGATATAAGCCTAAAGTAACTAAAGCAGCTACCGTAGATATTGATTTTTACCAACAAATACCCGCTAAATTATCTAGCTCAGTATACATACCGGATTTTGATTATACATTATTATTCAATGAGAATACCCAAGTAAAGCCAGCAAGCGGAAACAATTTTTTCATAATTCAAGACGCAGTTGACTTCTCAACATCAAGCTCTTTTGATCCTACTGAAATAACAGTTTACCAGATTTCCGCTGGTAATCCTCAGTATTATCTATTGAAAAAAACTAGGAAGGGGATCTCTGCTCAAATCGAAACCGGAACATTTTCTTTTGGTGCTCCTGCTGCTTTCTCAACAGTAACTCTTGAAACTGCTGATATAATTCAAATTTTAGATATAACCGACTCTGATGGTAATACTTGGTACGAAGTACCTTACCTAGGACAGGAGATGGTATATAGACCATTAAAGAATACAAATACTAATGATCCTAACTCCTCAAGCGATAGCGGTGCACCATACTTAATGCAATTAGAGAAAGTACAGAGAAGATTTACAACAAGATTCACCTCTGAAACTACTCTTGAAATTCAATTCGGTTCCGGGACAACTGGAGATGTTGATGAACTAATCACTCCAAATCCTAATAATGTAGGTCTAGGCTTACCTTATGAACAATCAAAACTAACTACCGCATTCGATCCTACAAACTTCTTATACACAGATACCTACGGAATCGCCCCATCAAACACAACTTTAACAGTGAGGTACTTAACCGGTGGCGGAGTTACAGCAAACGTTGAAGCAGGAACCCTAACATCTTTAGCCGGCACTACGAATATCAGCTTCATTAACAATAATCTAAATAGTGCAACCGCTAACTATATTTTTAATACTATCGCAGTTAACAACCCGCAAGCAGCAAGCGGTGGCGGTAGCGGAGATACTCTAGAAGAGATCAGACAAAATACACTAGTCGCTTATCAATCTCAACTTAGAAACGTAACTCCTAACGATTACTTAGTTAGAGCACTATCAATGCCTTCTAACTATGGATCAGTTGCTAAAGCTTTTGTACAACCAGTTAAAGCCTCTGATAGTACTCTACCAGGTCAAATACCAACAACTTTAAATCTCTACGTATTAGGATACAATGCAAGCGGATATCTAAACCAGGTATCTGATACAGTAAAACAAAACCTAAATACATACTTATCTGAATATAGAATAGCCGGAGATAGTGTAACCATTAAGGATGGATACGTAATCAATATAGGGTGTGACTTTGAAGTAGTAGTGAGACCCAACTATATAAACAGTGAAGTACTGGTAAATTGCTTAACAGAACTTAAAGCTTACTTTAAGACTGAAAATTGGCAGTTTAATCAACCAATTATCCTAAAAGACTTAAATATTCTTTTAGACAAAGTACCTGGAGTACAGACAGTTAAATCTGTTATAATTACAAATAAAACAGGAGTTAGTCAAGGATATTCTGAGTTTGCATACGATACAAGTATCGCAACACAAGGCAATGTAATCTATCCTTCTATCGATCCTATGATATTTGAAGTTAAATATCCAGATACAGATATTAAAGGGAGAGTAGTTTCTCTCTAATTCATATTTATAACAAATGGCTGTTTATAAACTCTTCCCAGAGAAAGACGCTACCCTATATAGCGAGTATCCCGAAATGAATACCGGGATAGATGAAATCATTGAAGCATCAACACAAGTAGCTTTAGATGGCTCTCCTACTGTAAGTAGATTCCTGGTACAATTTAACCAAAGTCAAATTCAAGACGTATTACAAAACAAAGTAAGCGGCTCTTTTGCTACCTATCTCAAAACCTATATAGCGAAAGCATCTGGGTTAGGTGAGCAGATAACCCTCTACAATTATGCAGTATCAGGCTCTTGGCAAAATGGAACAGGTAAATACCAAGACTCTCCTGAAACACAGAATGGAGTAAGTTGGAAATCAAGAATAAGTTCCGGCTCTGGAACCTGGGCAACTACTTTTGGATCTACAGGAGCTACAGCATCTTATGCCGTAGGGTATACAGGCGGAGGTAACTGGTATACTAGTTCTACTTATATTCAGACAGCCTCTCTTCAGTACAGAAGTGATTTCGATCTAACATTTAACGTAACAAATACAGTCTTAGCCTGGTATAGTAGTTCTATAACAAACAATGGATTTATCATTAAACAAGCAAATTCTAGTGAATTTGACAGCACTAAGACAGCAGAATTAAAATACTTCTCAGTAGATACAAATACAATCTACCCACCGCAGTTAGAATTTAGATGGTCTGATTTTATCTTTAATACAGGTTCATCAACTCAGACATTCGTAACAACCCCTGATGTAGTAGTCACCCTACCGAATAATGCCGGATCTTACCAACCTCAATCAATCCAAAGATTTAGAGTAAATGCAAGACCGCAATTCCCACCTAGAGTATTTACAACTTCTTCATTTTATACAACTAACTATTACCTACCAACTGCATCTTTTTGGTCTTTAAAAGATTTAGATACTGACGAAGTTGTAATTGATTTTGATACACAGTATACAAAACTTAGTGCAGATTCAAATAGTAATTACTTTGACATATATATGGATGGATTAGAGCCAGAAAGATACTATAAACTCCTTATCAAAACTTTAATCGGAGGAACAACTCAAATATTAGATAGTAACTACTACTTTAAAGTTATAAACGGATAATGGTCGAAACAATCAACATAGAAGTAACTAAGTACAATAAAGCAGAATTAACAAGAACTGTTAATACTTCATTTACTCAATTCGGAGTAACTTCTCCTGTAAGTCAAGCACCTGTAGCAGAAACTATAACAGTACCTGAATTCTTTGCAGCATACACTAACTTATTTTATATAATCCCTAAATCCGGAGATATAAACTCACATGAGTACTTAATTAAGACAAGTGGAGAGTATGTAGGAGGTGTAGGGACTAACCAGGAAGTTGAAGCATTACAACAAGAAATTACACAATTAAGACAAGAGAATTTGGATTTACAACAATCTTTACTTACCTTACAAATACCTAAATAATGTCTACTCCACAAATACTTCCTATATTACCATTAAATACTGAAGGACAGGAGTTAACCTCTGTAGATGAAAGCAACATATCAACCATTAGTGTATCAAGTAAATATAATACAGAAACAGATTATATTCAAGCTTACCTATACGATGTAAACGATAACTTAATTTCTAGATTAACAACTAACTACTCTGTAACGAGCGGTAAGATCTCTGGAAGCTCTACTTCACAAATAAACTTAGATCCAGCTCAAGATTTAGCATCTAATAATTATACTCAAGGAATTTATAAAATTAACTATAATTTTTTAAGTAACTTAATTATAGGTTCACCTACTTTTAATATTACTGAGATATCATCAGATAGAACAGAGTTAAGAGTTTCTAATTCAAGCTTAGATCCTACTGCATTACAAGCAGTATCCATTACACTAACTAATTTTCTAAATAGCACAGAAACCTTTCAAGGTTTTGATTTAGATTTTAATAGCGATACCCTACTTCTTGCTACTAATGTAGGCTTTGACGGAACTGCCATATTAATTAAATTATACCAACCACTCCCCTCTAACTTAGGTACGAGATCAACTTTTAACTTTGTTGAAAAGAAATCAGAGCCGGTTGCATACAGGGTAGAATATCCACAAGAAGAACTACCCTCAGCCCAGCAAATATACTTAAAAGGTCCGAACCTCAACATTCAAGCACAGCAAGAGACTAATAACTCTACTGAGTTTCAAACTATAGATTCGATCTACAGTAGCTCTGATATTAATCTCTCTAATCAGTTAAACAGTATATTAGTAGAAAGAAGAGCAGAACTTAATACAGACTATACAAATTTTAGTAACTTTGTTTTTTTTAGCTCTATAGAACAGAGACTAATTAACTTCTATGAAAAAGCTAGTTTGATTGAGAATTACAACTCTCAAATCACTAGTTTAAGTACAATCCCAAACTCCATTGAAGCTTCAAGCAGTAAAGCAGTATACCAATCTAGAATTAACGATTTAGTCACTAACTTCGACGGGTATGACTATTTTCTCTACTTTGACTCTGGGTCCCAAAGCTGGCCAAAATCAACCTCTACTCAACCCTACACCCTATACTCTACTGGATCAGCTCAAGTAATAAGCTGGTATAACACACAACTAACCTCTGCCTCTCTCTATGACGAACAGAATCAAAATTATATTTACAATATATACCCTCAGTATATAACAGAAGATTCTGATAACGATCAATTCAAACTCTTTAACGAGATGGTTGCTCAGATGTTCGATCAAATCTGGCTATACACTCAAGCAGTCGAGAATAGACAGGACGGTGACAATAGATTATCGGAAGGTATTTCAATTGATTTAGCAGCCGATGCTCTAAGATCCTACGGAATAACCTTGTATGAAAGCAACCTAAGTAATAACGATTTATATACAACCTACTTAGGAATTAACGCTGCTGGAGGGACTCTACCTCCGACAGGGAGTGAATGGATAACAAATTACGTAACCGCTTCAGCAGAGACTACTCCGTTCAATGATGCTCAAAAATTAGTTTATAAAAGACTATATCACAACCTACCTTACCTGCTAAAAAAGAAAGGTACTGTTGCAGGATTACAACTACTTATAGATTGTTTTGGAGTACCTGATACTATATTAAGAATTTATGAGT